CTATTTCTTTATTCATCCGCGAATTATCCCTGTAAGCTTGTTACGACTCCTTACAGGTACTTTAATTTTGAGGTACACGGGTTGCTCAGCCCCGAACACGAATACTTTCCTCTATACATCTTTCCGTTGGCGAACGTAAATCTCCCGTCTACACAATGACGTAAAACTGGCCGGTGCGGGTACGCACCAAACCCTATTCTATTCACTTTTAATTAATACAATGGAAAAATCATGTCTAGGAAACATCCCGGCTGACCCCTCGTCCGAGGTCACCCGGGTCAAGTTCGGCACTGCCGAACGCCAGCAAGGCACGAAAAGCCACGCATTAATGCGTGGTGGGTCAGTTACGACTGACCTTGTTGAGACTTCACCACATATTGAGCAAAATGTGGTGCTCGTCGAAGCACACCCCTCCTCACTTCATGTGAAGGAGTCAACCCCCCCGCTGAGGAAATCTTTATGGGACATCCCCGTTACCCAAGCGGTCCATTGGTCCCCACTTTGTGGTGGACCCTCTTCGGATCGTCAACTTCTTAAACCTCGATTTTGTATGGATTCTCATTCAACAACTTTTAGGTTCCTCTCCTCTTTGGGTAACGAGGCTTCTCGTTATCCTTTCTTGCGGAAAATGGGGGAGAGTACTCGTACTTTCCCTTCCCCCTCTGAAATGTACGCCTTAGGGCGTCAACGCAGGGTAGCACCTGAGACCAAGCGCGATTCGTCGCGCTCCGTGTCCACTAAGCCTAAGGCTTACGCTGCTCTGCGTAGGTGGGTACGTCAACCCCAGTACCAGATTTCGGGTCCTGCCCTAAGGGTCCTCTGGGATGCCACTAATGGCGCTGTGAACAAACGTATGTCGCACGTTAAGAGGATCATTGCTCGAGACTACACGATCAAGAGCTCTGACAAACACCTGGAGCACTTGTTTGACTCCAAGCCCGAGATTATGGTGCATCTACTTGCCGTGGTCTCGCGCAAAATCCCAGCTCATAAAGCTAGGAAGCTGCTCCCTCCTGTAGCGCGCCCTTTTGCCGATGTGGCCGCTACCCCGAGGGGTGCTCAGTTAGTTAAGCGTCTTTACGCCGAAAGGACAACCCCTCTGGTTAGGCAGGGCGGTTCCACCTCACGTCCAGTAAACATGGACACCTCATTATTGACTGATACCCCTCGCAAGTTGTTCGACTGTTTGATTCTTGGGATTATGAGTTCGCCTATGTTCAAAGACTTGGACGACTCGTTTAAGGATCTTCTCGACTATAACACCTTTTTGGTGGTCGTCCAGTTCATCTTCGCGCGCTCCAAGGAGGCGCTCACAGCTTCTTTTCTTCAGCTTCTTGAGACCAAAGCTTGGCGGTTTTTATGCCAGTTCTTGCCTCCCATTATTAGTGTATCTGATCTTGTTGGAGCAGTTATGGAGATTCTGGTTGGTGCTAGAGCTCCTGGCTTGGACCCTGATCTTGAGGAAGAGGATGATGAAGATTTTGATCCTATTCCAACTCCACAACATTTAGGCTCCGGCCCTGCA